TCTCTAATATCAGCAGCTACTAAAGAACTCCCATTCACTGGTTTGCTTGCATCGTATGCACACATATTATATCCCTCCTATACACCTATCAGCGTTACGTTACATCGCCCACCAACGTCATTCCCAGCCAAATTAAATAAATTTATAGTAGCGTTGCTTGACGATTGAGCCGTAATTAAAGGAACAAGTGGCGTAGCTCCCACAGATGTTACTGTTATCGCTGGAGTCTCATTAAACCCACTTAATGGGAAACCAGTCCCGCCAGCCGCAACCGTTTGATTAACAAGTCTACCAAATAAAGTTATTACATTGCCTAAAAACGTCATTGTATGGATAATTATTCTATCGCCTGTATTGGTAGTAGCAAGAGCTACTTTAATTTTAAAATATCTAAAACTATAAAGATTTCCAGCCGCCCTATAAATATCTCCTGTAATTTGTTTTTGCGTTAATGTTTCCCAATTATTATCGTCAAAAGTTGGTGAATTAGCCCCAAAATTTATATTATCCATTGAATATTGTGCTGTTATTGTTGGAGTTGTTGAAGCTGGAGTATCTTCTTCCATTGTAAATCTAAGGGCTAATTGCAATGTCGACAAACTTCCTATATCATGCGATGAAGAAGTCCAGCTACCTGACGCCTCGGTTGGCACATCCCATGTTCCGGTATCCCAAACTAACCCAGCCTCGTCCCATAAATCTTCAGTAGCAATTCTTATAGATAGTCCATAGTCTATATGGGTTAAGGCATCTATATTAACAAAAACTCCATTAGATAAATCAACAGCAGTTACATCATGTTCATATTCATCGCCAGCACCAAGAACAGTTTTAACATAATCCATCGCCTGATTTAAGTCGCCATACAGTGTTGATATAAACATATCTGCTGTTATAGTCCCAGCATCAATTACACTTGCATTTAAATATCCTGTTGTTATTTTTCCAGCATCTAAACTTTCTATCTTGGCATTTGTAACAGCTAAATTTTCAATATGCGCCGTTTGAATAGCAGCTTCTTGAATATAAGCACTTCCAATTACCTGATTGGCAATGGCATTCCAAGCAAGGTCATGGACACCACTTATATTAGTCGCTATAATAAACTGGCCATCGGTTAAAGTCGGATTGTTATCTGATGTTGAATAGACAGAAGCAGAGCCGTTCCAATAAATATATTTATTGTTTGTATTGCCAGCCGCAATAGTATATAAAGCCCCGTTATAATAAAGACTGTGTTCATTCCAAGCTACATAGCCAGCCGAAGGACTGGCATCAGTCCAAGTATCTCCAGAAATAATCGGTATTTTAGTAAATATTTTAGAAGATGTAATTGCAAAATCTTCTATATCCGAAGCTTGAATATCTAATCCACTTGTAGTGCCATTAACTGAATTTGTGGAAGAATAATTTCCAAAAGTATCATAAGCAATTATCTCAAGATAAATAATTGCATTTGAACCATGTGCTGTTTGCTCTGCCGCCGTTAAACTTCTGAATATATTATTGTCTGTTGTGGAAACCCAATCAGACCAAGCATCAGTTTCAACACGTATTCTATAATAATAATAACTAAAATCTATTTCAGAATTTATATTCCATGTAAATTTTATTGCCTCCCACCAAGATGCAGCCACCAACCCAGACGGAGCTGCTGGAGCTGAATTTGTTACCGCCAGAGTAGCCGGATGCAAAGACCTTTTATTTGCCGCCTCATTAAAGCCCCATACTTTTATTGTAAACGTATTTGAGGCAGTCGTATTATCAGCCACATTTTTTTCAAAAGTATAAACATAGGCATTATCAGCAATAATTTCTTTGCGAACTTGAACACCACCAACATGAATCTCAACCCAGTATTTATAATAAACATCGTCATACCATTCACCGGCTCCAAGAACTTCTTGCCCTGCCGGAAGATGCCCTGCCCCAGAAGTTAAGCTGCCTTTTCGCCATACAAACTTGGCATCTTTTTTTGTAAATATAGTTGTGTTTAAGGTGGTTTCACCATCTAATCTTAGACCGTTTATATCTGGTGGAATAAAGTTTACATCAGTAATAGTAATATTATCTGTAACCGGAGAAAGATTGGCAAACCCCATACGGTTATAGGCAATTACCTTCACATAATAAATCTGACCTGGTTTTGTTCCAAGTACTTCGATATTGCTATTTGTGGTAATCCCAGTTCGATATGGCCACCAGCTTAGACTATCCATACTTAAATGCACATCGGCATAACTGAAATTAAGGTTTGCCTGCGGGATATTAAAAGAAATATAAAATCCAGGTTTATTGCTCATTTCAGTTAAGTCTAAATCAGTTACATTATCCGGTGGGTCTGTTGGATTAGGCAGTGTCGTATATTTTGGGTCTGGTAAACTTACACCAGTTGTATCAAGATATTTATTTGCGCTTTCTTCAGCTAAAATAAGGCTGCATATATTTTTATCTTTTAAGGTCATTTGTTTGACTTTAAAAGGCTTTGAATCAACATCGGTAGCACCATAAGAAAAGACAGAATCAGTTAATGGTACAGATGTAAATGTTCCTGATATGTTTATTGTACGGCTATTGTTTGTAACTGATGTAACCGTTTTAACTTCAAGGCTTCCATCAGATAGACGGACTCTAATAGTGTAGCCAGCAGTATAAGTAATATCAATATTAGTGGTAACAGAACTGTTTGTCGCTGATACAACCCTTCCGCCAACGCCCCATGCAAGCAGATCGTTTTGAACCTGAACCGTATCCCATAGTTCACAATGGATAGCATCTAAATCGCAATCGAATTCATGGGTTTTAGTAACATGTTTACCACAATTTAAGTAATATTTGCCAGTTCTTAAACCCTCAGAAGCCCTTACAGTACCCTGTGCGTTTACAGTTTCTTGCCTTAACGGCTTTACAGATGTCCATTCAGTTTCATCAACAATAGGAATCGAGTTTAAGTTATAACTTCGATAGGGATCTGCATATTGAACATCTACATAATTAGGAATTGCACTTGCTTTTAAATAAACTGTTTTAAGAGTCTTTGGAATAATATTGCTTTCGTTAAATAACTGGATAGGTGTTTTTGCCCTGTCAATTACAGGCTTATAAACTCCATTACTCCATATAATATCACCCCTGAAACAGCGAGATAATAATTTTTTTGCAGATGGTGCGGCCATAAAGCGAGATATTGGCAAATCCATTTCAAATCTATGCTCAGTACCACCATCAAAATCTGTTACAAGTTCCCAGCAATATCGTGCTTCAATAGCCGCATTAGCATTATCAAAATCACTATTATCAATATATTCACCAAGCCCATAACGTCTATTGGTTATAAAATCACGAGAACACCAAATTGGATGTCTGCTCCATTGCCTTACATAATTGCCTGTATCAGTACAAGTTGTATCACCTGAGATTAATTTATATGTGCTGGCAGTATCATCCCAATAGCAACTGTCATAATTTTGTGTTACCGAAGCTATCTGTAAATCTGGAACCATTACCTTTTTGCCACGAACCAAGACAGTTACATTTGGAATTGTCCCAGATAATTGGTCTGTTGCCTGTATTTTTAATGCCAATAACGCACTATTTCTATAAGCAATATTTTCGTAAACTGTTTCAGTAACACCACTTAGATATAAATCTCCACCCTTTTTAAAACTGGTATATTCCGGTGTTTCACGAGTTATACGAATATTATATTGTCCGGCGGTTAAATTGGAGATTTTTTTATATTCATATACAACTGTCTTTGATTTATTTGTTATTGTGTATGTTCCATTAACAGTCCAAGAGCCTGCTCCAACAACCTGATATTCTACTTTATAAACAACGCTATTTTCGTTTACATTGCCTTGGTCGTCTTGGGCAAATAAAGTTGGGCATGTTAATTGCAGTTCAGCTTCTTCAATATCTGTTCCGGTTGTAGTATATGTAAGCTGAGTGCCTTTGGTTATTTTACGACCATCAGAATAAAAAGTACTGGTATTATGGAACCCATCTATTACAGTTTGATTATATGTGCCAAGCCTATAATCCCATGTACAGTTGGTATAATTGGTATAAGCCTGCCCATTGATCTCAACATAAGGCGTATCGGATGTAGACGTACATACGCCTGATTCATCGGCCTTCATTATACCGGATATCTCGCCTTCACCAAGATTGATAAGCAGGTTCAGATAGTTTTTATCACCGTCTGAACTGGTGTATGACATTATCAACGTTCCAGAAATAATATGCTGACCATATAATACCGATACAGGCCCATCAGGTTGTGTTACTAATCTTGCGCCATCCCATCCGTAATTTGGGTCAGCTCCAGCAGTGTCAGGCAAGCCAGGTATTTGTGGCACATCGGGTGGAAAAAGTAGGCCATCTGCTACGGAACCAATTGCATATCCAATTGCAGCATATTTAAGTGCCAACATTGCAGCGGCTTGCCATGTAAATACTGGAGCCCAAATAACAAGAGCAATCCCAATAGCCGCCCCAATCCAAGGCAATGCACCTTTATTTGGGTCTGGCACAACACGAATATCATCAAAATGTTCTAACTTATAAATATACCAATCATCTGGAGAAATCATTACATCGTTCACATAAACAATTACACATTCACCATGCAATTCTTTACATGCAAATAATGCTTTACTTAAAGTCTCTTGAGATGTCGATTTCTCTAAAAGAACTTCATCGGTTAAAAGTGATTTATATATTGTTAGTTTAGCGGTCATAATGCCTGTAATATCCTGTTATGGCTTTCCCCCATGTTGGATGCACTAAACTCTCAACACGAGATTCTTGATTTAACGGACTATGCAAAAAGTTATTAAAATCTGGCAAAACAATCCCAAGATGGTGTTCGATTTTATGGCCTGGCAATCTAAACCCAACCACACAATAGGATTCAGGCTTTTCTATCTTTTGCCATTGCGACCTGTATTTTTCCTGAATATAATTAAATCCTTTTTTATCCCAGTTTTCATCATACCTATAATCAAAAAGATAAATATTAAATTCCTGTTTATAAAAAAGCCTTATAAGCCCATAACAATTAACACCAAGAGTATCATTACCTTTGTGCTTATATGGAATGCCAAGATATTTACTTGTATCAATAATCTCTTTCATGTTTTAAAATCTCACTTTCCTTGTTCCGATTCCAGGGAATCCGCCAAAATTAATAACATTGCTTTTAGAGGCACATGCGTCTTTTGTATGCCTGCAAGTTGATTCAGCCCCAACATATTGGCATGTACTGGCATTTCTGTATTTATACTGACATTGATCTCGCCTCATACGCCTCACCGGAACAGTTACGTCTGCCGCAGCACCTTTAGAAGTTAATTCAAACAATGCTGTTTCTTCACCATGATCAATAGCAGCCCCATCAATATAAAATGTATTAACCATACAAGCAGAAGCATTTGCCAATTCATCTGCCGAGGTCATAATATATCTTATTCTGTTACGCCTTAAAGCATCATTGCTTTCAATATAAGATACAATTGTTTGGTCAACTGCCCCAACATTTATTTGCAATGCCGGAACTTTTGTGCCATCATCGGATTCAAGATCACCAACTGCTATCGGTGCTGGTGTATAGTCTTGAACCGTATCAGTATTTGGTTTAAAATAACTTACAGTAGCATTGAAATCAGTCCAGTATTCATATAATGCTGGGCTTGCCTGCACCTGAACTTCAAAAAGCCCACGCATACCATCGTTTTCAAGTTGTACTGCTCTAAATCTTAAAGAGGCGTTGTAATTTCTTGCCATAAGTTATTAAGTTCCAGTCCCACGTTGAACAAATTCAATTTGACCACTATAATATGGCCCATAGTTATCACTACCTTCTGTGTTAAAATCACCAGTTGGTTCAAGCCCAAGCTCATCAGCAGAATAATGACATTTATATACCGGCAATACAAATTTTTCCCATGCTCTTTCATACGATAATACAGGGCTGGCAGCTAAAGTAAGCCGCCTTAAGCTTGTGTTAATAGATGCTATTGTGGTATGCACATATTGATAAATATCATAAGCACCAGCAACAGGAGTTCCAGATGTTATTGTAAGCGTATTTTCTGTATTTACACTTGCACTATATTCGGTTCCAACGCTATCCATTATCTTATGCTTTTGCCATTCATTTGTAGTCCATGCTTTGCTTTTATCTGTAACAACAAGATTTGATACCGTATTATTATTCCCATAGTCCCCACTGTTTTGCCATAAAACAATGTTATTCCCACCATCACCAGAATTTACACTAAATCCTTGTGTGTTATTTATAGTAACATGCAACCCTGATATAGCACTAATTGGTCTTGGATTACTCCAGTCAATCACATAAAAACTTGTAACCCCACCATCCACACTTCTAAAATGGTTATTAATAATACGATATTGTCTTGCTGAAAGTGTGTCAAAGATGTATGTTATTCTATGGTATACATCATATTTCTTTCGGGCTGCTATAACTTGTTGCCCCAATACGTTTCTAACAGTTGTTCGTACTGGTATTCTCGAACACATATCGGGCTGTATAAATGGAAAAAAAGTTGGCATTTATTATTATTATCCCCTTCCTGCTCTTGGGTCACGTCTTCCACGAGCATAAGCACCGGCATTAAGGCTTATATCACTTATAGCACCAGCACCACGTTTGCGAAGTGCTAAATCTATGCTTTCAGAGTCCATTGCATAAATATAAGTATAATTTTTATTAACTGTTTGCTGCGCTTGCCCCTGTGGTAATCGGCCTGTTTCATTTGCATAATTAAGCGCCGCAACTCCAATGCTTCTTGCAGAACTATCTTTAATAACATATTCATTGTCTTTTAAAATTCTCATTGTTTCATCTGATTTTAAATTGGGGCCACCTGAATGCATTTTCTTAATTAAGCCGCCTTCATGAGTATAGATAAGATCGCTGGGGACATTACCAATCCCGATATCTCCACCTCCAGCACCCAAGTAGCCTGCCGCTGCACCCAATATAGTACCGAATGTTCCCCGTCCTCCTTTACCGCCCATATCGCCAACTGCTTGAAACATTAACCATTTTGCAGCCATATCAGCAATCATACGCTTTACAGAGGTTGTAAAAGCCCGCCAATAATCTCCAGCCGATTTAAGTTCACCCATCATAGAATCAAAAAAGACATCGGAAAGAGTGTCACTCATGGCTGCCGCTGTATTTTTAGTCAAATCTTTCCATGTCTCATATTCATTAGCAAGTTCTTTGCCAAATTCTTTTAAGCCGTCAAGCATACCACGAGCGTAATCGGATGGGTCTATTGGTTTTGTTTTATCTTCGACGACTCCAGATTGCGCCTGAAGTTCTTTTATTTTTAGAATTAATGCTGCAATTCTTTCTGCTTCTTTTTGTATGGCAGGTGTTTGTTCTGTTTCTATAGATAATTTTTTATAATAATCTTCAGCCTCTTTTAATAAATCAGAGTACATTTTTTTACGGGCTTTGTTTTCTAACTCCCATAATTTTATTTTTTTATCATATCCATCTTCTTCGGCATCAATTAATGCTTTGGCTAAATTCTCTTGAAATTTCTCATAATCTTCGTAAAGCTTTCCAACTGTTTTTATCGAATCGGCTTCCGCATCTTCTCTGTCCTTAACGCTTTTTTCTAAATCTTTTAAGGCCTTATCCTTTATCTTCTGCCTATCAGCATCAGCTTTTTCACTTGCGGCAGTAAGTTTTTCTTCTGCTGCAATATATTTATCAGCTAAATCAAGCATACGTTTATATCGGTCACTATCTTGATCGAGTGAGCCTCCTGAAAGTTCCCATGCTTTAAAAGCTTCAAAAAATTCTTCTTCAAGGCTTTTAGCAGCCTTTCTTAAAAGCTCAACGTCCTTAAACCCTTCTCTAAAAAAAGATAAAATATTTTCTGCTTTAACTGTTGGCCTGATAATCATATCAAGCATTATGTCTTTAAGAGTTGAAACTGGGCCAACAATAGCATCCATAGACATCCCAGTTTTTTTCAATAATTCATCTATAAGCCCTGTAATTATAGATAACTCTCCCCGTAACTTTAGCCATGCTTCAGTCCCACGCCCACCTTGTTGCTCTATTTTTTTCATTTTCTCAACAAGAGCATCTTGTTCTTTGTTTAACGCTACAAGCGTTTTTAAAGTTTTAGTATCTTTTGTTTCAACACCTTCAACCCCAAATAAACCACCAGCTCCAAGAACTCTCTCTACAAATTTAAAATAAGATTCATATTTTTTCTTTTCGTCTTTTTCATATTCTTTAAATATAGCTTTTGCTTCTTCGGTAGCCCCTTTTAGATCACCTACTATAAGTTTTCTCCACTGGATAGACGCAGTAGCAGCCATAAAAGCACCTATTTTCAATGATACCAAATCAAGAAAAGTTGTAATAGTTGCGAAGCCAATACCAAATACTTGGATCATTGCTTTTACAAGAGCTACAGGGCTTTCCATAGCCCCCCCAGCCCTTGTAGCAGCTATAGCAATTTCATCAAAGATTGATTTTATTTGTTTAAGTTGGCTGTCTAACCCTTCCATCATGATTTTATTCATTTCAAGGGCACGATTTGTTCCGGTAACAGAATCTTTATGGTCATCCCATACCTTTACATTATCCACCATCAAAGCTAAGGTCATGGCAACTCGTCTTTGTGTGCCAGAAAATGCATCAGTAACTTTAAACCCAGCATCAGATAATCTTTTCAACGAATCTTCGAGCTTTCTGCCTCTTCTGATTGTTATATCTGAAAACGCAAGTGGCGTTGGCAACCTTTTTAAAACCTTACTAAATTTATCTGTTCCTTGAGTTAATACAGCCAATACCCCACGAAAAGATGTACCAATTGTAGAAGCTTTTAGACCTCTATCACTTAAAACTCCAAGCCATGCAACTGTATCTTCAAGAGATATATTAAATTGATATGCCGCAACACCCATATAGTTCATGGCTGTTCTCATTTTATCAATCTGTAATTTAGATTCTGAAATACCTGCTGCAAGAACATTGGAAATACGCATAGCTTCTGTAGCTGGAAGATTGTATGCCCTCATAACTGTTGTCATAAGATCTGCTACATCTTTTAATTCAGCACCAGTAGCAGATGCCAATAAAGCAACAGCCCCAATCGAATTGGTTATTTCTTTCGCACTTAATCCAGCTTGTCCCATTACGGTTGCTGCACTAATCATATCGGCTGCAAAAAATTTAGTTCTTACAGAAGCATCTCTAATGGCATCCGACATCATCACCATTTCATCTGCGGTTGCTCTGGTTATAGCTTCTAATGCCTTTAACCCTTGGTGAAAGGCAACAACATCTTTAAGCCCTTGGATAATTGCACCCAATGTTCCAAATATTACTGCACCAGATGCAATCCACGCCATTTGTGATAACATCATGTATTTAAAACCAGCACCCCATCTTTCTTGTGCACGCCTTGCATCACCCATCGCACTCGTTTGTTTTCTAACCTGATATTCTGAATGCGCAAGTCGTTTGCCAAGTCTATCAAACTGGTGAGCTTGCTGTTCTGTGGCACGGCCAGTATTAGCCATCGCAGATTGCAATTCTTTAACCTGTACACGAGTTAATTTTGCTATCTTGTCATGTTCTGCAACTTTAAAATTCATTTTGTGGAATTGAGCTGTGGTAGTGTCAGCTGTAATCCCCATTTTTTTAAGTTCAGCAGTTGGGGAAACTATAGTCGCAGCTTTTGCTGTTTTTGCTTGGGCTACCGCAAGCTGTTTGTTGGCTAATGTTTCCGCCTTTATTTTACCCTCATAGGCTTTATTAGCGGCAGCTTTTGCTTTAGCAGCCTCAGCCCTTTGTGTTTCAAGGGCTACGTTTTTAAAACCAGTAGAGGTAGCTACTAATGTACCCTTCAGATGGTTTAACGCCATTGTGCTTCTATTCGCTGTCTCATAGAATCTTTGACCATTTTTACCACGAGCAGTCATAGCAAGAGATTGTTTTTCAATAGACCTATTTACAGTATTAAAGGCTTTATTCATTTCGCCAAGTCGTTTTTCATCTCTGCCCATAGCTGTAAAAAGATTGTCAAAGTCTTTGGTCATACGTGGAACAGCACCGCTTGTTTTACCAAAAGATTGTGTAGTAGCTTTTATTACGAGATTTCCAGACTTATCAAGAGTCGCTTGAATAGCATTTTTAAACTGTGCAACCTGAGCTTTCGCAGCTTTATCGTGGATCGTAATTGTTATCGATGCTTTTTTAGATAAAGATGCTAATTCCTTGTGAAACTTAGCAAGTTGATTTTTAGCTCCTTTGATTGTGGCAGCAAGTTGTGCTAAGTTTATTCTATAATCAAGACCGATGCTGTCTGTTGCTGTTGCTGTGATAGCCATTATATTATATTACACATCCTTTTTTAAATTTATTTTGTGGTATTTTTTAAACAACTCAACTATACCACATACACCCAAAACGGTATCAATCTTGCCCTTTAAAATATCTTCTCGTATTTTATTACCTTCTTTTATAAGTTTATTCTTTTTGCCTTGCCCTAAAATCTTACTTTTAGAATTTAATTCTAACAATTCTGAACGGTTAAACCAATAAGACAGACATTGATTAAAAAGAGATATTATCTTTTCGTCTTTAAGGTTCTTAATAATCTCAAGCCTTTTTCTGTTAATATCCCTTGAAAAAGTATCCCATTCATCCGAAAATCTTGAAAGTCGCTTTGATTTGCAGTCAAGATACATACTGTCAACCGATTCGATATAATTTTCTGTAGTAATCATAAATATTTCCAAGTCTCTTACAATAGTTTCAATTATTTTTAACTATACAACTAATTATATATAGAAATTTACTATCTTCGTGGTTCTTTATGTATTCTTCTGCGTGTTCCTTTTTAGCCCAACATCCAACCATCCAATCCATATCTTCCTCTTTACTTGGGGCAAGAACTAAATATACTTTTTCATATCGCATTACAAAAACTTCAAGCATTTTGTTTGTTATCTCTAAATTATTGTCCTTCAGAATGTTAAGTATCTTTTCTTTGGCTATTTCAATATCCATATAAATACCTCCTCTATAAATTCTTACACTCATTTTTAGATAAAATTGCTAAATCTTTATAAAATTTAGTGAGTTGACTTTTAAGTCCCTTAATTACATCTCTAAGTTGCGCTAAATTTATTTTATTAAGCCCAATGTTATCTGTTGCTGTATCAGCCATTATCTATTACATCTCCCTTACAAATATTTCCAAGCCCTTTTATTCTGTTCTTCAGGTGTCGCCGCCTTATTTTTTATTCTACCACCATTCTTCATTTGACTTTTCTCATGCTCAAACTGTATGTTTTGAATCGTACTCATTATAATAAGTTGTGATAATGTAAATTTATCTTCAACCTCACCCGTACTCATTTTTAATGCTTCCGCAGCACTATCTACAATAGCAAATTCCTGTAAATAGTCTGGCAGAATTAAATCGTTTTTTCCTCCCTTTTTACGATTTGACGGGTGAGCATGTGCAAAAAATCAATAACGCGCCCTCCAATACGGTCTTTCTCCATTTGAATAAAGAATATTTTTTGTGCATCATAAAAAGATATATTTTCTTCAATCCAATCCCTCGATACTGTTCTGTCCTGTGAGTTACATATAGCGAACACAACTCCAACATATATATCAAGAACTGTATTCATAATATTACTAAGTCCACCGTAACTTATAACATCTTTAATAAGCTCAACCATATCAAGATATTCATTAGAATCATTATCAACCGTTACAGTTCGATTTAATTTGTCTTGTATGGCTTTAAATATAGGCAATAAATCAATCTTTTTAATCATTTCTGTAATAGCGTCTAATGCACATGCCATTATCTTTTGGGTTTTAATGCTGGACATGCGAAGCTGGAATGTCTTATCAGCTATAACAAAGGTGTCTTGAGACAATTCTGGTGTGTGAGCTTCTGCAAACTCTTTAGTGGTTGGCATGGTGGGGACAGGTTTTTTATCCCCACCACCAATATTAGAATCAGATTTTTTCTTAAATATATCTTCTGCCGGTAAACCTTCTTCGGCTACGTTTTTCTTACTCATAATATTATCGTCCCCCTTTATAATAAGTTGGGAAATTAAAAGTTAATATAGCTTAATAACTTAACATCCATTTCTTGTAGAAATCATATCCGGTAGTACCATCGTCAAAAGTCATTTCAACTGCTTGAGCTGCCAATGTTATTGAGGTTTCATATTCCTCTGCGGCATCTTTAAAATCCATGTCTCCACCAGTAAAATTTCTGACTTTTGGAAAATATAGTGCATGTTGAATTTTAACAGCGCCAGTTGAACTAAGTTTGGTATCCCAGAATAACATTGCCGACCTGATAGTATCAGTTCCCATTCTATCAATAAAAGCGGTTCTTTTAACTTTTACAATATCATCTTCAAGTGCAGGAGCTACAGGAAAGCCAGCTCCTTCAAGTGTAAGCTGACTTGCTGTAAGACTTTCTACAACAGCCAGATTAAAAGAGCTTTCTAAGCTTGCCGCTGTCTGAGAACCACACACAACAACATCATACTGACTAAAACTTGGAGTGCCATCTAATCCGACTTTATATCTTGCCTTACTGCCTATAAGAGAACCAACTACAAACGGAGTAGCAAGAACAGTATTATGAATCGTCTGTCCCATAATAAGTGCCTCAACATAAGGGCTTAAATCACTTGTGCTGAATGTGATTTGCGCTGTTCTGTCTATCTCCCAGAATTTTCTGGATGTTTTTGGAACACCCCTTTTGAGTTCCCTCATTTCTTTTGCAACCGGAACTCTGGCAGCAGTAATGCTACCACAATCATACCAGCCTGTAAGTGGTGACGTTACGTTTAATGCCAATGCTGGTGCTGTGTTCCCAATATAAGTGTTTTTATAAGTAGTGGACATCCATAATCTTGGTGATACTATTTCTACAAAATCGAGTTGTAAATTTGGTGCATCTTTAGTTGTTGCCATTTCTTAATACCTCCTTCTAATTTTACAATTATTATATTATTTGCCGTTCACCTTGCCCCCAGATTAATAAATTGTTACCTATAATCATTGGCACAGACAATGGTGTAAACGTTTGATTTAATATCCTTGGATTTATTGTGCCATTATCATAAGTTTCGATTATAAAATTACCCTTCACCCCCTTCCATAATAATACTCTGAAATATGGTATTAATTTTAATGGTGCTGCTCCATCTTTTTTTATTTTCTCAATAGAATTATTTTCTTCTCCATTAAAAGACAAATCACTTATACTGTCTATTTTAGCTTCATGGCTTATTTTATCATTGCCAGCTAATCTAATTTCTACTTTAGATACTATATTGTTACTGCATAACATTTCAAGCAATGATTGTAATTGTGTTAATTGATATTGGATTTCTTTGTCTCTGCAAACAAACCGTTTACAATGTGATCTGTTTTTTTTATTAGCGGCATAAGTATTGCCACAATATTTACATTTTATTTTGCATGGTATTGGCATGGTTTTTGCTATCCAATCCTTCCGGTTTTAATCCTTGTATAAATATCAATTAGAACGCTCGATATTCCTGTGTCGTATGGCTGTTGTTGCCTGACTGTTAACCTTTCAATTCGGATATCACCTATAATGGTTGCAGTGGCTTTATCATAGAAATCAATAGACCTTAATCCGGTATCTCTATTATCAATAACATTCACCACAGCCGCTACAAGGCTAATTAGATTATCACTATCCTCATCTTCTCTTGCCACGCAATATATCTGTGATTTTATTCTTGTGAATAATTGGGGATTATATTCCCCTGTTAAAAATATTATCCAACTATCAACATCTGTAGGCTTGGGGATGCCAACCGGATTATAATAAAGACCATAAGAAGCAGACAGTTGTGCTTCAAGATAACGGCCCCAGCTTGAATAATAATTTGATATTGATCTTGTTGATGCCTTCATTATCTGCTATAAGCCTTTCTAACAGCCGTTCTTAATGCTGTTATAAAATATTGACGCTGTTCAGAGTTTAATCTTCTTCCAGACGCAGTAACCGGAGACAAATAATCTTTAGCCGGTTCAAACAACGGACGACCAGGATTCTTTTGTGGCTGATATCCATATTCGGTAGTTCTTGCTCTCCTGAATGCATTCCAATCTGTGCTGGCTTTAATTCCTGCAAATATATTTATAAACAGCAAAGACTTTTGTATAATGTCAACTTGAATAGCATTGTATATTCCGAGAGTCTCTGCCCAAAACTCATTCTTGTAAGCCTTTTTTCGTTTCTTCCATGCTTTTGTAAGTGGTTCCCATTCTCCTTTTACAAACCCAGGCTTTGTTGTAACGGCTATGCCAGATTTAACTAATTCAGCGTAGTCTTCTCCTGCTTTCTGAGCAGCGATAGAGGCGGTTTGAGATAATTCCGCAAGCAGATTATCAAGATGTCTGAATGCCCTTGCAGTATCTTTTTTATTTACGGTTAGTCTCATATTTTTTACCTGCTATCGGTTACCACTCTAACTACATACGCTTGGTTAATATAAGTTTTGTTATCAACATCTAAAACTTTCCAGTCGCTACTATTTCTATCGGTAAATCTGCATTCGGCTATCGGGGTAACGCTGGCATTTACATTCCACGGAATAGTTACAAGATATTCAGCCGATTCAATCTGGCCGATGCTATCTGGCTTACTTTCTGGTCTCATTTCTTTACGTTCAAAACAAACATGAACTCCGGTCTTCTGTTTTACCCATCCCCAATCGGTTCCTTTGGTTCCAGTTGGTTTACCCCATACATCTTTAGACGCATTCGATGGGTCTATAAAGAGTTTTATATCACCAGACGCATTTGCCTGTTGTAAATAACCACGGATATATTGTTCTGCTCCGCCAGATGTGTTTGGTTTATCAAGTTTTGTCGGCACAAAATAATTGCCTTCACCAGATATAATCGTGCCATCATTAATACTGGCATTATAAGCCGCGAGAATAGTATATTCATGTGACGGTTTATCATAAGATACATTTGCCTTTGAAATAACACCTTTAAAAGTATCCGAGCCAGACGTATATTCTGTACCAACTTTTTCAATTTTGCTGGCAACAATATATTTTGCTTTAGATAATAGCATTAACTCTCCTGAATATCTCCGTTAGTATCAACATAATAATCATATACGTTGGCAGAAGTTGTTTTACCTACCAATGTTCGCACAGGCCATCCGCCGGAATGTACTATCCCTAACATTGAAAGTTGCTTCTCCATAAGACCAACAAGCCATCCTTTAAATTCTCTATAATCCTGCTTTTTAGCAGTAAGAATAATATCAATAAGTCTTGCCTGATCTATAATTAAATTCTGTTTAGCAGGCATATCAAGAATATTAATCCCGACTTGTATAATTACACAAGACCGTAAAGCATCTGTTTTTAACTGATTATTACCATTTAAAATATCAGTCCAGTTTGGAACAAGAGTTCCACAAATTATTCTCTCTGCAATTCCTAAAAGAATATCTGATTTAAGTTCTGTGTCTGTTAAATCGTGTGAAGTTATACCAAGCAAAGTCCTTACATCGGTGTAATAACTTGTGTCATTTATTGGATCAATAATATATATTGTGTCTGACATGAGAATTCATTCCTTTTATTTTTTAAACATCGAAGCTATCTGCCCAACAACACCACCTATCGCAATGGGCTGATCTGTAGCAGCCTGATAACGAGCCGATTTCTCGTTGCTTCTCATTGCAAAATATGCCCTTAGTAATGCCGTTGGAGTCGCTAATATTGCCAGCATAAGTGGCCAAAGGTCTGCCATTTCTTTAATAGTAGCAGCATCTTTTGTAAATATAGCAATAAAAAGAGCTGTTATAGATACGATAACAGAAAAAGATACTATCTTGGCCATCATCAATGCAATCTGTGGCCGTGTCGTATTGCCTGTTTTATCAGCCTCCATCGCGGCTTGAAAACGAGTGGTAAATCCTCTAATTTCCTCTATCTCAACATCAAATTCTTTAGATAATACCTGTGCTTTTTGTTCAGGTGGTAACGTATTCACGGCAGATGTTACTTCTGTTCCGGTGGCTGTATTCACATCGAGTTTTTTATCATCCGGTAAAAACCCATTAACCAGGTCGATAATTATTCCGGCTCCAGGTACGATGTTTTTTAATAGGGTTCCGCCCACCGTAGTTAGTATCTTATCTAATTTCATGTTAATAAACCTCCTCATAATGTACTAAATCCTGAAAATCCTGATCAGTTATGGGTTCTCCATCCATATCCCAATTACCACCCCAACGAATTTTTATTCCTTTATTTTTAGCACAAGTTAATATTATGCCTGCCAGAATGCAACAATGTAGTTTGTTCCATGAAGTAGCGTTATTTATAAATGGGACTGCATCCACTGCGTCACTTGGTATTTTATTATGTTTTCCATCAGGATACTTTACTTTTGATTTTCCCAGATCGTAGTATCTGTTTTGCTTAGCCTTATTTCTATGTCCCTCCGCAATAGAAAAATCTATGATTCCAGTTGCCAAAGCATCATTCATTACTTCCTGTAATCTAAAATTTACTGTATCAAGATTAGTTCTTGATGTTTTTCCAAAACTATATCTCATTTCTGCTTCTCCAAATCCTTATAAAGGTCGGCACAAGATATAGCTAACTTGGATAATCCTGTGAGGCTATCTTTTATAGACACTCTACCTAAAACATAATTAGTTTCCAGTGATTGTGCCTCCGTAGTTAAATCCTTAAATCTATTAAAAAACTTAACCGGTACTTTTATAGATTCACCGGAGATTAACATTATATTATCGCCCTTGCCGAATTGCCTTCGTGTAGATGTCCTTTAAGGTCTTTTTCAAGTAAATCCATTCTAATATTACAGTCAGGCCAAGTGGGACGTTGTGTAAACTCCTTTGTCATAAAAATATCTTGTTTCGCAACTTTAGTCCCTATCTCGTCCATTCTCTTAAACATAAGTCCGAGCAAAACAATTATTATAGTGCATAAAAACGTAATTAAATATCCAAGCACACCTTCCATTAGGCAATTCCTTGTTTGTGTTTACCAGCTTCCGTATAATTCATTTATTCTATATTTAATATTCCAGCCATAAACTACTATCTCGTTTGAAACATCTGGATTTGTTGCATCAAGCCTTCTTAAATTTATAGCAAAATTATCACCTTTTTTAATCTCATTGCCCTCGCCATCAATATCATAATCAACTGTAAGCGATAACATGTAGCAAGAATATTGAGCGTTTCTACTTATCAAGACAGCCTGTTCTACCAATACATTATTTGATGTTGCTGGAACTATTGTATCACATGTATGATTTTCCCATGCCGCTTGAAACTTAAAATTATCTCCGACATCTTCTGCTCCAGACAACCACACATAAATATCAAAAACAAAATCACTTTCTCCATCCCATCTATAAGGAACTCTTGCTTTAAAAAATAACTCCTCGTCATCATCATTAAATACTGGCATTGAATAGCCAAAGAAAACTCCTTGGTTTACTTGGGTAGGTTTGCCCTTAGCTATTTGATGGACTGTATCAACAGGAGGTCTCAATGTTAAATATCTCCTGGCATCTCCATGTAATGTAACTATACCACCAGAATCTATGTTTAAATAATCAATGGCATTGCCAAATCTTCCAGTACTTGCATTAACACCAATTGCAAGCCCTTGTAATATATTAATGCTGGCGTTGGCACGGATTATATTAGAAGCGTTAATAACAATACTGGCATTCGCATTTATAATATTTGATTGAAGAGTATCAATACTGGCATTAGACCTAACTACATCAGCTTGTAATGTATCTATGCTTGCATTGGCACGAATTATATCGAGAGAACTTGAATATCTGGCATCGTTATACCCTCTGTCACCAACACCATCCGCATTTGTTGGGTCAGTAGCAGCCTTAAGAATAGTAAAAGAGCCTTCTCTTGGCTGTCTTTGCCCTATTCTTATATTATTTATCTCTCGTTCCCAAGTCATAGTAAGTTACCTTTTAATCTTTAGAAAGAATCAATCCCATGCTTAATACAACTGGGCTTGCATTGTTTTCTTTTGCCTTAAACTTTATCCATTCAGTATTAAGAATTGAAACGTCGAATCTATCTCGACTTGCCGTTCCAACACTTGATTTAAAGGAAGTGCTAAGAGCCGTTGCGTTTGCAGGGGTATAGAATGTTTCATCAGGCGTATCTCCAACCTGATATGTAACAATTACATCTCCACCACCTGAAGCATTTAGGTCTGCTGAAAATATAGTTGAAGGCCCGCATTTGCCAAGATAGATTGGAGTGGCCAGTACGATGCTCGCATTCTTTGCAATCGCTCTGCTTGAAAATATTGATATTGATTCTGTAAGTCCCATAAAAATTCCTCCCTATCCTGATAAATCATAAAACGGTTTACAGGTTAATGTATCACTTCTATTAGATAATTTAACACTGCTCAGACTGGCATTTTGAATTGTCATAATACCATTTGAATAAACATCAAAAGACGCTGCTCTTACGCCTGTTATTTCGACATTCAATTTATTGTCAGTTTCTATATATAATGTTCTTGCACATGATAATCCAGCAGGCATAATACTAATATCTGTACTGCCTGGAGCAATTGTTACTCGATGTCCACCATATTCAGTTACGGTTCTGGAAACCGATATGCGTTTGTCTAATTCCGTTTTGTCTCCGTCATATCGTTTTAAATATCCTGAAAAAGTTGTTTTTGCCATTTATAACCACCATCCTTTTTTCACTTAATATTAGGAATATTATCATTAACAGTAAACTTTAAATAAAATTCTTCATAACTGGCTGTGATTCCGTTTGTAATAACTCGCATTGTAACTAAATAAGTTTCACCATCGTCTCCAGCCTGTATAAATGGTTTTAATATTTTAGTAGTATATGTACATTTAGTTGTATCAATAACACTTGACGTTGCAACCTGTTTTGTTACAAAATCTTTGGCAGTAAAAGATACTGAATTAATGCTTTCTGAGCCAATCCATTTTGTCAAATCAATTGATACAAAAAACTTAGAATATATTGGTTTGCTGTCTGATAATACAAATAGTCTTTTCATATATATATCTCGTTATAATCTTTATGTGTTATCATTGAATTTCCGTTAGAAAATACCCAAAGTCTAAATTGATTAGTAACACAACAATTAAGATAATTCTTTAGTTTAAAACCATCAGCACCCTGCTTTATAAAACCCCTGCCAAATCTTCTGATAAACTGAACTCCTTTTTCAATATCTATAAAAACATCATGGCGTGGCAATAAAGATATAACAGGTATAAAAGATACTCTTACAACATCGTTAGCATCAACAGTCTTCCAACTTTGCTCAATGCCATTGCCGTCATATTGCTGGACTGTTTTGCCAAATTTGTCTTCAAGTTCCCACATATAAAATGCTGATGGTTTCAATTTTTATCCTTTCAAATACTGTTAATATAAGCTATTAACATTGGTTTTATTCTTTCTTTGTTTTGTTAACCTCCTTTTTTAAATTTTCAGGAGGCTAACGTTTGGATTTCCTAATTGCAATACAAAAATGTAATTGTCATGTTTCGTCATAACTGAAGGTCAAAGTTTCAGCCGAAGCTGCAAGAGAACCAGGCTCAGCACTCGGAGCAACCGACATTTGCAACCTAAGTAATAACCCTTTATATCCGGTTCCAAGAAATGCTGTACTTGCCAATCCTGCATCCATATCAATTTTTGTTGCTGGCCCGCGTGTAAAAAGGTCAGTACCAGCAATATCAGCACTTGCGTTTACTGCAAACAATGTGGCTGAAGTATCATACTGAACACCGATACTTGCTCTGAATCCATCACCATCTGAATATGCCTGTAGGTTCTGTAAGTCTACCGATGGTGCTGTTGCCACATATATACGCAACTGTTTTGTAAAACTATAATTTGTTCCACTGGTAGGAACTTGTAAACGGTCATCAGTATCAACCAATGTAGAGTTTACGCTTTTAAATCTTACTATTCCAGATGTTTTATCAACACCGGCTCTCGATGCTGTAAGTTCATGTATTTTTACTCCTGCGGGCATAATATTTACTTACCCTCCTATTATTTTTTCATTATATCCTGAAAGATTGAGGTGCATCAACCCTGAAAGATTGAGGTGCATCAAC